CCATAAACGCTGCTGCTAATGCGCGGCGGGCGGCTGGTTACAAGTCTGCCACTATCGTTACAGGCACTGCCAACCAGATACAGGTCGGCAACCAACACCGTTTGTGGCGTTTCACTGATTCCACTGACCTCACTAACTACATAGGTCAAGCTGTAGGCATTGAGTGGTCAGGATATTGCCCGGTGATAGCGTGGGTTATCGCTGCTGACGAAATCCTTATGAAGAGCAACCGACAGGACTCTTCCGGTACTGGTATCTCTCTTGAAGTTTTCACTATCAACTACGCTACCATTTTCCTGACCCCTAACCACAAAGAGGTTATTGGCTCACTGTCTACAGGTGGTGTACCTGCTGTTGACTTGCAGAACTTGTACTTCACTAATATCAGGGCAGACCGTGGCACAACGGTCATAATGAGTGAGAAAAACGCTAACCCGGCTGGCTACGTATTAGCAAAATTCTCTGGCTCTGAACTTCGGGTTGATGGATTGAACTTTACGTATAATCTCGACTTCACAAGCGGCGGGGCCGGGGTTTCCGGTGGGGTGGTAGTCACTTCCCCTACAGGTGGTTTGAATGACTACTCAGCAGATTTGATATTTTCCCGTAGTGAATTCCGGGCGGGGCAACAGGATGCGTTTTTCCTTACCAGTCTGGCCGGGGTGAACGTCTTTGACTCTTTTGTAGAAAGTGAATGGGATTGTATACGCCAGTTCAACGGACGGGCTTTGAATGTTGACCGTTGTGAATTCCAGACACTTGTACGCAGAAACTACAATGGTTCTTGCCGGGTCATTGGCATAGGCACTAATTCTATACCGATACACCACAACCACGATGTAGATGTTCGCAATTCCATTATTCGTGGGTATGATGACCTTCAAACAGGTGCCTTCCCCGGCACTTATGATGCTAACAGAACTGCATTAGTAGAGTTGTATGGTGGGGTGTCAAACCAGTGCCGTATTCGTGTACACGACAACTACTTTGAATCTAGTATCGAAGACCATAGAGTTGTCAATGAAACTGAATTCAGGGCTGTTGCTGTTTACCATGATAGTTTGAATTTGCCCCCGGCTGTTTTTGATGTGTACGACAACTTGTTCAATATGAAGAACAATGATACTATTGAACCGGGGCTTGACAATATCGACAAACAAGGGGCTGCTGCTGTTTCTGGTACCTTTGACAATACCGCTGCTGGTACCATTGACTTTGTTGCGGCGGGGTTTCAGGTTGGTAACACTATACAAACTTCAGGGTATGTGGACACAGCTAATAACGGGTTTGGTGTCATTACAGCAGTAACCGCAAATTCTATAACTGCTGACAAGGTTGGTGGTAACTGGGGTGCAGCAGAAACAGGCACTGGTAATGAAGAAATAAAACGATTTATGTTTCAGGGCAACTCTGAACTCATAAGTAGCGACAGCGCCAACTACGTTATCAACCAATGGAATAACCGGGTTGTTCCGGGTTCCATGGATGTCAATGGCAGCAACGTAAACAACTTCCCTGTATTCCACGGGCGTGGGCCAGAGGGGTATGGTGGTCTTTACATAGCAAACGGGTCAACGGCACAGGGCAGTCTTACGGGCACCCCTGTCAAGTTCGCATTGTGGTCTGCTAACTTACCAGCCCAAAACATGACCCCTGTGTTTGGCTCTAACGATATTTATGTTGACAAGGCCGGGGTATATAAGGCGGCTTTCCATTTAGCGTTCACAGGGACTACAAATGGACAGTTTGACTTTGAGCTATATGTCGATGGTGTTGCGACAGGGCTTATAGCTGAAAGGAAATTAGGAACAGGCACAGATGTAGGCTCTTGTTCCTTTTCGGGGTTGGTGACAATCCCTAATGACGGGGCGTATGTGGATGTCCGGGTTGCAGCGACAACCGGAACTTCCATAACAGCAGTTCACGCTCAGTTAGTGCTAACGAATCCGTAGTGTAGGATAGCATGGCAGTTCTAGCAAGTGATAGTACGGTGCTGGCGTCTAGTTCGTCAGTTTTGGCAAGTGGATATGATGGAGGTTTTATTATGGCTTTAGCAAGTGGTACACGAGTACAGCTTATCTATGCTGCGGAAACGACGAGAGGTGTAATTCCCAGCCCGATGAGTTCAACGATTTTCCGGGCAACAAGTCGGAATATCAACCCACAAATCAACCTGTTGCGTTCAAATGAAGTTCGTGCTGACCGTCAGCGCACCACTTCACGCCACGGGTTCAACCAGATTGTTGGCTCTCCCGGTTTCGAGTTGTCACTGGAAGCTTATGATGACTGGCTCGAAGCGGCAATGTCTGGCACTTGGGCAACTGCCCCTGACACGACAGCAGCGCAGACAATCGACCAAACCACAATCACCCCTTCCGATGAAGCGGTATTTGTATGGTCTGCTGGTGATTACATTGCCGCTGGTTTCCGGGTTGGTATGACTGTTGAGACTACCGGGTATGCTGGTGCGTCCAACAACAAAGTTGCAACTGTCATTGAAGTAGCGTCTGCTACTTCAATGAAACTCAAGTCCAACGATGGTACTAACTTCGGTGCCCTTGAAGGCGGTGACGGTGATGAGCGCATTCAGGCTACTGGTGAAGTGATCGATATCGGTCAGGTACTTCGCACCTTCTGGATTGAGCGCGGTTTTTTGGATGTCGCACAGTATCAAGGATTCCTTGGTTGTGCAATCAACCAGATGAATATCCAGATTCAACCGGAACAGATGGTTGGCGGCTCTTTTGACGTACTGGGTATGTCTGCCAGTGGAATGCTTCCGGTTTCGTTGGGTGGTACTCCAACAGCAGCAGCGGCCAATGACCCCTTCAGTGCGTTTGACGGCGCGGTCTATGAAGCTGACGGGGAGTCTTCTGTTGTGACCGGGTTGAACTTCACCCTTAACAACAACCGTTCCCTGAATGCAGTTGTGGGTAGCAAGTTCTCTCCTGATGTGTTTGAAGGCACAGCAGAGATCGGCGGGGAACTGACAGTGTACTTTGAAGACGCAACACTGTACAACAAGTTCTTCCTTGAGACTGTCAGTTCGCTGGCGGTGCGTGTGGATGACATCAACGGCACTGATTTCATGGTTTTCGGGTTCCCGTCAATCAAGTACAGTGGGGCTGACATGGATCCACCACAACAGGGGCCGGTACCTATCACTATGCCGTTTGAGGCACAAGTGGATAGCGTGTCCGGTACGTCCATGTGGATTCAGAAGAGCAACGTCTAATCGTCAGTTGACGGTTAGTTTTCTTAAACGTAGATAGGAGTAAATCGATGACCGAAAAAACTGAAGCCCTTTCTCTGGACTCACTCTCTTCAGCGGATACGTCTGTATTCATGCCGCTGGTTCATCCCAAAACGGGTGAGGTAATACTCACCCCGGATGGGGGAGAGATGGGTATAACGCTTTACGGCAAGGATAGCGATATCTACCGCAAGGCCCAACGTGACATTACCAACCGGCGCTTGAGCAAGAAGACAAACGCTACGCTCACTGCGGAACGTCTGGAAGCAGAAGCCAATGAGGTACTGGCCCGGTGTACAACCAAGTGGAATATTGTGTACGAAGGTGAAGCTATCGAGTGCAATTTCTCGAACGCCAAGAAGGTGTACACAAGTCTGCCATGGGTCAAGGAACAGGTTGACGAATTTGTCGCAGAGCGTGGCAATTTTTTGGGCAGTTAGCTGAAGAACTCTTTGAATATGCTGAATGGCATTTCAAGATAACTCAGCCCGACGAAAAAGGGATACCACTACTTGACTATCTCAACCAAATTTGGAAGAGTACGGGGAAACAGCCTGAAACATTGGCTAGTGCCCCGTACTTTCCATTGGCGGTTAAGCATATTTGGGAATGGTATCTTGAGCTAAGCGCAACGAGAAATACAGTCATGGGGCTTTCGGCAATCACGTACACAGAAATTTTAGCGTGGTCGCAACTGAAGCTAACTGAACCGTCACCGTGGGAAGTTGAAATGATTATGCGACTCGACACAGATTTTAGACAGTACAGGGATACGCATACCAAGAAGGCGGGAACGAAGTAATGACTGACTTAGCAGAACTTGGCATTGTCGTAAGGTCTGACCAAGCCAAGAAAGCCACCAAAGACCTTGACAACCTTACCAAATCTGGTGTAAGGGCAGAGAAGAGTGTAGATAAACTCGGGAAGACTGCTGCTCAATCAGAGAAGGGTATGTCCAAAATGGCTGCTTCCCTCAAGGTTGTGGCCGGGGGGTTGGCGGGGTTGGCCGGTATCCGGGTGTTTTCCGGAATGGCTTCTACTATTGCTGAGTTTGAGCAAGCAATGTCTAACGTGTCAGCGGTGTCCGGGGCAACCGGGGCATCGCTGTCAGCGTTAACAGAACAGGCCAAAGAACTAGGGGCCACCACAAAATTTAGTGCCTCTGAAGCGGCGGCTGGTATGGAATTCCTTGCCAGAGCCGGGTTTAGCGCCAATCAGGTTATGACAGCCTTGCCCGCTACCCTGAACTTGGCAGCGGCGGGCGCTCTTGGACTTGGTGAAGCTGCTGACATAGCGTCTAACATCATGTCCGGTTTTGCTATTGCTGCTGAAGAGATGACACGGGTGTCTGATGTTCTGGCACTGACGGCGGCAAGTTCCAACACTAATATACAACAGCTTGGGGAGGGCATGAAGTTCGTTGCCCCTATCTCCAAAGCGTTCGGTGTATCTCTCGAAAACACGTCAGCCATTATGGGCGCTTTGGGTGACGCTGGCATACAGGCATCCATGGCGGGTACTAGTTTACGCCAGATTATGTTGCAGTTGAACAACCCGACAGCCAAAGCTAATGCTGCACTGAAACAGTTGGGGTTGACGGCCAGAGACATTAGCCCTGAATTCAACGACATCAACACTATCCTTGGTCGGTTGAAAGACGCTGCTATTACAGCCGGTGACGCTCAAGTCATATTCGGCCAGCGGGCGGCTAGTGCCGGTTTGGTCATGGTAGAAAACGCTGACAGGATAGTAGAATTCACTGAAGAGTTGGAGAATGCTGAAGGTGCGGCTCAGTCGATGGCTGACACCATGATTGATAATTTGGGTGGTGCCTTCAAGACTCTCAGTTCAGCGGCTGAAGGGTTTGTACTTGCTATCGGTGATGCAGGGGCGGCAAATGCTCTCAGGGCAGCAGTAGACGGTTTGACAACCGTTGTAAGAACACTCACAGCTAACATGGATGCACTGGTGACTGTTGCCGGGTTGGTGACTATCGCCTTTGGTTCTAAGTTGGTAGCTTCTGTGATAGCGTCAACTGCTGCAATGATAAAAGATACAGCGGCGAAAGTGCAAAATGCCCTTGCAGCGAAGGGTATAGCAACCGCCAACCTGACAGCGGCTCAATCTCATGCTACAGTGACAGCGGCGGCTCTGGCAGATGCTAAAGCACATCAAGCGGCCATTGCATCACTGGCAATTTATGGCCCCGCAAGAGCAGCGGCTAACGTGGCAGTCACACAGGCTACAGCAGCACACACAGCAGCTACAGCAGCAGTAACCGCACAGACAGCAGCGGTAGCACAGTTGGGGATTGTAGCACGAACAACAGCGGCTACAATGGGTGTCTTGCGTGGTGCAATGGCTTTCCTTGGTGGCCCGATTGGTGTTGCCATAGCAGCAGCGGCGTCAGCTATGTTTCTGTTGGCGCGGGCTTCCAGAGAAGCGGCACAGGCGCAAGAAACCTATGAACGTGCATTAGCGGCTGGTAATGTAGCCCTGAAGACTCAGGCAGAACAGACAAAGATTCTGGCAGAAGAGACTGACAAGGCACACTTAGCAGTACTCGAAAAGGCGCGGGCTGAACAGGCTGCTTCTCTGGCTTCTGCGAAACGACTGGCAGAGACAACCGGCATGGGTATAGCGTTGAATGACGCCATGCAAAGGGCTGGCAGAGAAGGCGTAAAAACCCTCACAGTGGAACTCGCCAATACCGAAAAGGCAATGGTCAACCTTATAACCAAGTTGTCAGGTGGCCGGAAGACTATCAAGCAAGTGGGCGAAGACGCTAAAGGCGCGGCTGAAGACATGACTGAAATCTGTGCAGCAGCCAAAGAGGTAGGCACTTGTGCAGAACGTCTACAGAAGAAATTAGCCAAAGAAGGGAAAATGCTGGCTGATAAATTGGTGGCTACTGGTGAAGGGGCTGAAGCGCTCAAGGAATTCAACTTACAACAGGAAATCCACAATACACTTGTGGAGAATGGTATAGCCCTTGGGTCTGAGGAAGCGGCGGCAATCGAAGAACAAATACGCTCAAATGAGCAATACCGCGAAGCAATCGAAGATACAAATGATGCGTTATCGGAAACTGGTGAACAGGCCAAGAAAGCGGCTCAGGAAGTAGACCAAGCCAGTGAGATACTGAAAACGGCGGGCCGGGGTATCCAGACTGCATTTACGGATATGTTCCTTGACATCTTCAATGGTGGGGTAGACTCGTTCAGCAAACTCGGTGACGCTATTCTAGACACGTTTAAGCGCACTCTAGCGGAAATGGCTACTCTTGCCATAGCAAGGCCGATTATCGTACCTGTCATTCAAGCGGTAGCCGGGGCGTTAGGAGTTGGCGGGGCCGGTCAGGCACTGGCGTCTGGATTTGCCGGGGCCGGTCAAGGTGGGGTTGGCGGGTTGAATTCTGCTGTAAGTGCGGGCCGGGGCATATACGGTTATTTCGCTAACGGCGGCTCACTTGCTACACTGGGGGCTGGCTTCTCTACCGGGTTTGGACTGGCCGGGGCCAATATCGGGGCGGCTGGTTTCACTGGCTCTCTAGGCGCAAATGCTTCCCTGATAGGTAGCTCTTTCCAGTCAGGCGCGTATGGTACAGCACTTGGCGCGGCTGCTCCCTATCTACCTATCCTTGGCGGTGCTGTATATGGATACACTCAAGGTGGACTCGGTGGCGCGGCTCTTGGTGCTGGCGGTGCTTATGCGGGTGCTGCTATCGGTTCGGCCATACTGCCCGGTATCGGTACCGTAATCGGTGGCGCTTTGGGTGGCATAGTTGGCGGGTTGTTCGGTGGTTCGTTATTCGGTGATGACGATGAACCTGAGACTAAGATTCAACTGGTGACGGTTAAGAACTTTGATGACCTTGTCGGGCGGGCGGCGTCAAAGGGGCAAGGCACCACTAAAACACCTTTCGGTATAGTCGGCTTCAATATTCGTGAGGAAACTTCTGGCAAGTTTGCCAAAGGTCTGCTTGATGGTATCAAAGAGATGGATACCAAAATTGCTGAATTCCTCACTGAAAGTGAAATAGCACAGGTGGCCGAAAAGTTACAGACAACAGACGCTTTACGTATCACTAGAGATGCGGATAAGTTTGGTGATAAAGACGTAGCTAAACTGATCGGTGATCGGCTGGAAAACATCATGTCTCAAATTGACTTCGGGAAATTTGATGACGCTATACAGGATGTGGTGGACAATGCCCCGAAAGGCGCGGAAGGCATAACCCAAATCACTGACGCACTGTTCCAGTTCCTCAGTCAACGTGAGGAAGTGAAAGACGCTATTACCGCATTCGGGCGGGTGGCTGAACCTATCTCTGAGATAGCAGCAGCGGTGAAAGCGCTTGAAAAGGAAATGCTTGACCTGATCCAAGCGGCTGTTGATTTCGGGGTACTTGGAGACGTTGGCGCTACTATCCAAGACATTGCAGCGGGCCAGACAAGAACATTGGAACTCTGGCGTACCAATTTCGACAAGAATGTAGCTGACGCCCTGTTAGGTATCACTGACCCACTGGCACTAGAGTTGCAGCAGTTCGATGAACTGGCGGCGCAACGGCTGGCAGATGCTGAACTGCTTGGGGCTGATATACTACAGGTTGAGCGTTTGAATGCTCTGGAACGTCAGCAGATACTGGAACAGACCGCAACGGGTATTACCGGCTCGTTCACTAGCGTATTCGATTCGCTGGAAGACTTTGTCAAGAGTATGGGGCTGGCGGCTGCTTCTCCATTGACAGCGCGGGAACGACTGGATACCGCACAGTCACTATATGATGACGTACTCAAGGCTGTTCAGGCGGGTGACACAAGAGGGGTTGGCGAACTGCCACAACTGGCACAGCAACTACTCTCAGAGGCACAGAATTTCTTTGCTGGCACTGAAGGGTTCTCAGATATCTTCAGAGAAGTCAACAGGGAATTGTTGGATGTACTCGAATTCGGCGGGGCCATAAGTGACCCGGTAATCACTTCCATAGACACCCTTGGGGTACAGTCAGTGGAGAACACTTCAGAGATAGTGGCAGCTATCGAAGAGGTTGCGGGCGGTAACGCTGAAGTCAAGGCACTGCTCACTGATCTAGTAGAGCAGTTGACCCGTATCTTATCCGGGGAGGAAGCAGCGTAATGCCTATGCTCGGCAGTTTTCCGATAGGGCAAACTCCTGTCAGTTCGCGGGCGGCACTATTGCCGTACATACCGCCAACTCCTTATGACGCACTCATAGCAAACCCGGCACTGGAACGTATATATCTACTGGAACTCACTATAGAAAACGCTGCTGGTGCTGATGTAGACTTGCAGTTTTCTTCACATGGCTATAGAACAACTTCAGATTTCTTCCCGCCAGTGTTGGAAAACCCCTTAAATTTTGGCATTAAACTGTTTGAGAGCAGCTTCCTGACAGGGCCGTCAAAGTTCGGCTCTGGTAGTATCAAACTCACTAACTGCGATTGTGCGCTAGATGGGTACCTGAAAGATGCGTCATGGAGTAAATATGACTTCACGGTCAAAATGGGTGCCATGGATTTTGCGTACGAAGACTTTGTACCTATCTTCATAGGGCGAATTGAATCTATCAACTGGGATGAACGGTTTGTAAATCTCAGGATACGTGACAATCAGGTTTTGCTGAATGACTTGCTACAGCACAACACCTATGCAGGCACAGGCGGGGTTGAAGGTACTGCTGACATAGCAGGTAAGCCGAAACCGTTGTGCCTCGGGGCGTGTTATAACATAGAACCTGTGTTAGTAGACCCTACGACTTCCTTATACCAAATTCACAGCGGTGCTATCCAGAGTGTTGACGCAGTGTACTTTGCCGGGTTGTTGGCGTCAGCCGGAACTGATTATACAGTGAATGTGGCGGCTGGTACGATAACGCTACTCACTAACCCGCTAGGTACAGTTACTTGTGACGTGCGGGGTAGTAGCGCTTTCGGTGGATATGTGAACTCGGTAGCTGATATCACAGAGCGTGTTTGTGTAGATTACGGGCCGCTGACCTCTGCAAACATAAACACCGGGGCGTTTCAAGCACTGAATGAGGCTAACAGTTCTGCTGTAGGTTTCTACTCAGGACTCAACCCGACTTCTATTTCAGCAGTAGTGGACACCCTGTTGAACTCTATCGGCGGGTTTTGGGGCTTTGACAGGTTTAACAAGTTGCGGGTAGGTATAGTGGAAGAGCCTACTGCTGCAGTGAAAACTATCACTACAGAAGAAATTATCAAAATTGCCCGTATCACTACCCCTGTACCTACCCATCTATCCAGAGTGGGTTATCAAAAGAACTGGACAGTGATGAACGCTGACAGGTTAGCCGGGGCCGTTTCAGAAACTGCTAAGTCTTTCTTCCAGCAAGAATACCGCTTTGCGGAAGACAGTGATGCAGCAGTAGAGACAAAGCACCCCATCAACAATGAAAGGGAAATTCTGTCTCTCTTGGCTGGTGAGTCTGACGCTACAGATGAAGTTACACGTATTCAAGCACTGTTTGGGGAAGACAGGGATATTTACAGGGTCAAATGCCGGAATATATCGCATGACATCACCATAGGTGACGTTATACAAGTAGTGCATGACCGTTTTGAGCTAACCACTGGTCAGAAGTTTGTGGTCATCGGGTTCACTGAAAACGTAAAGCAGGACAACCTAGATTTATTGCTATGGGGATGAACAGTGTCTAACATTTTACTCGCCCATCCGATACTGTCTGATAACGCTTCGATTACAGATGTCGGTAACCAGAACGCTAACCACCCAGCTACTAGACTGCAATTCCAGCAGCGAACAGCCAAGTGGCAGACAGTTGGCTTGTCCAGCATGAACTTCATTATCGACCTTGGCAGTAACGCCAGTTGGCAACTCATAGCACTGTTGGGTAACAACTCTTCCAGTACAGCCACATGGAGAATACGGTCTGACACAGTCAAGGCCAACTTAACTACCAGCCCAAACTACGACAGCGGCAATATCTCCATGTGGCCGGGTTCGGCTGACTTGTCTACATGGGATTTCATAAACAGTGTGCATATCCCTACTGCTGCACATGCAGATAGGTACATACGCATAGACATAACGGACTCCAGTAACCCGGATGGGTACTTTGCGGCTGGCCGGTTGTTCGTGTCTTCCCCGTGGATTCCAGCTATCAACATGGCCTACGGCAGCGGGTTACGGTTTGAAGACTTGACACAGAAAGTCAGGTCTTTAGGTGGGGTGGCCTTTGCTACGCCAAGACCACGGTACCGGGTATTCTCTTTCACACTAGACTTCCAGTCAGAAGCTGAAATGTACGGTAACGCTTTTGAGTACGACAGGCTACGGGGTGAGTCACAGGATATTCTGGTTTCTATGGACTACGAAGAAACTGTATACACTCATGCCCAACTGATACACGGGCTTATGAAGAACCTAAAGCCGATTGTCAACACTAACTATTCCATTTTCAGGAAGCAAATCGAAGTTGAGGAAACGTTATGAGTATGGTTGCAGATAGGGTACTGGAAACTTCCAGTCATAACTTCGGGGCCACTAGTCCAATAAACCTTGACGGGGCAGTGGCTGGCTTTCAGACTTTTGTTGCAGGTATTGGCACCCTGAATGACTGCTATTACTGCATAACTGACAACAGCAACTGGGAAATAGGTATCGGGGTAGTTGTTTCTGGCAGTCCTGACACCCTGTCACGGGCCACTATTCTGGAGTCTTCCAACGGTGGCTCTATAGTGAACTTCCCCAACGGTAGCAAGAACGTATTCGTTGTTGCTCCTGCTGCTGTATTCGACGTTATCAACTTTGCCACAGCAAAGACAGGCGATTACACTGTAACTATAGCTGACAAGGGTAAAATCATCCCGTTTAACACTATCTTGGGTGACCGTACTTGTAACCTACCGGATATCACTACTGTTGACGATGACTACACTATCACTATATTCAAACAGGAGTCAAGCACCAACGATGTTATCATTGACCCTTATTCTACACAGACAATCGGCGGTGATTCAACCTATGCCCTGTCACTGAAACACGATGCGGTGACTCTGGCGAAAAACGGCACTATCTGGCGCATTATCCACGGGCACCGGCCTCGTGACGCCAGCGCTACACCGGGGCTTGTCCTGAACAATGCTGTCCACTTGGCCAAGACAACCAATCAGACTTTAACAGATGCAGTAAACACGTCTATAACGTGGAATAGCCAAGTGTCTATAGACACAAATGACTTCACCCACAGCACAGTAACTAACAACGACCGTGTTTATGTAGACAACGATGGTACGTATTTGGCCTTGTGGAGAGTGAACTTCAGGACAAATGCCAATATAACTCTGGACTTCTTCAACTCGGTACGTGTCAATGGAGTTGGTTATACTTACAACCAAATCAGGAGAACAGTAGACAACACTCAAACAAACTCCAGAGAATCTTGTGCTGGCAGCGCGATACTGGAAATGTCAGCAGGAGACTATGCGAGTTTGTCGCAAACAATAGACACTGGTGACAGTTCAAGTCCGACAGTAGAAACTGGCGGCACTGCTTTGTCTCTGATAAGACTACACTAAGAGGATAGTAACATGGCGTCTTTTGCAAAACGATTAAAGGTGTTGTTCCCTGACATAGTGTTCGGGGAAGATGTGGTGTTAGAGGAAGACCCACAAGGCGGCAACCCTATAATCACAGTCTGGACTCGTCCTGAACCTCTACCTACAGAGGTAGATGTTATGTCTGTCACTGACCAGCAAGTAGAAGACGCTGCTAAGGACAGGGCAGTGGATTTCGGCAAGATACCACCCTATTTCAGAGCATTTGTGGAGTTGCTCATTGACGAAATCAACGTTTTACGGGCAACACAGAGTCTACCGCCACGTACCCTGCAACAGTTCAAGACCGCTATGAGGAACAAGCTGTGATACTCCAGAGGGATACAGTTGTGTATGTGGGCGGGGAAACTTGGGTGTTGCCTGAAGGGTTGCGCACAGACGGTTGTACACTTGAACTGGGTGGTTGGCTGAAACCTTTGGAACTACTGTTGAAGTGGGCACTGGGTTTCAAGAAGTTGAAAATGGGGTGTGCCCTGCATGACTTTATGTGCCGGTACGGTCTTATGGACTCAGAGAACTGCCACCTCAGACTACGTATATACGCTGAAAAGGAAGTAGGCAAAATTCGAGCGTGGCTTATCTGGAAGGCGGTAAGTTCTAGTGACCGCTGTGACCACAATAAGCCACTACCTGAGAAGTGGCAGCAGTATGCAAACCCCCGGTAAACAGTCATGGCTGACATACAACCCCCTTCTCACAAGTGGCTGGATGCGGCGCAACATCTATGGCCATACATATCAGGGTTTATACTGACGATGTTTGCGGTTGTTAAACTTTGGTGGAATGACAGAAAAGAAACCAAGAAACGTATTGCCAATGTTGAGAAAATTGCAGAAAGTGCTGTAACAGAAGCGCGACTGCAAGAATGTAAAACTGACGTACTCGGGCACGACATCACAGTAGAAGAGCGCATACTGGAAGAGTTAAAAGTGCTGGCAACAGAAACTAAGGAACTTCGTCAGGATATGCGAGAAGATAACATAGCAAACGCCAAGGCGCACCAAGACATTCTCAAAGAAGTTGTGAGGTTGCATTCATCATGATTAAATCCATCAAAGACGCTACCCCTACACAGAAAGTTATCGGGGTTGTTGCGGCAAGCGGGCTTACGCTTTCCATGGTGTTCACTGGTATTGCTTGGGCCGTTGATGCTAGGATAGACCAGCAGACCAGTGAGAAAATCCAGCAACTGCGAGTTGACATAGTCAACGATTTCGAGAAACGGCGCATTGACTATCTGCAAATGAAGAAAAACGCCAACATTATCAACGATGACGAACGCATTGAACTGGAATACCTAAAGGAACAGAGCCAATGACTCCACAAGGCTTAGAGCATATTCACTCTCTGGTTATACATTGCAGCGCCACCCGTGAAGGGGTCAACCTTACGGCTGCTGACATAGATGAAATGCACAAGGCGCGGGGCTGGGCCATGATAGGCTACCACCGTGTCTACAGGCTTGACGGCTCTGTTGAACAGGGCAGACCCTACACACGTAGAGGGGCGCATGTACGGGGCAACAACATCAACACTCTTGGGCTTGTGTACATAGGTGGACTTGACGAAAACGGCAACCCGAAAGACACAAGAACCAGTGAACAGCGCCATGCCATGTTTGCTGACATCCTGTCAATTCGTAATCTCTGCCCCAACATCACCAAGATTTCCGGGCACAGGGATTATTCACCAGACCTTAACGGGGATGGGCTGATAACTCCAGACGAGTGGATTAAGGTTTGCCCCTGTTTCGATGTCGCCAAATGGCTAGAGACCTTGAGATATAGTGTGTGATAAAGAGGAAAACGTGTTGAAATGGCTGTATATAGCAGCGGGCCTGTTATGTTTTTCGTGGCTGGGATATAACTTGTGGGCCATCTTTCAACAGCTACTAATCATGAAGTGAGGTAACAACGATGTTTCTTAAATCCAATGCAGAGAAAATCGGCTTTGCCGTATTTATCGCTATAGTCATAGTGTTTGCGGTGCTGGCCTTCATGGATGACGCTAACGCTGAAGGGCCGGTTCTTGACCCTTCCATCACCCCGCAGAAAATCCTGACCTGTGACTATCCTGTCACCAGAACTGACGGCACCCCTCTAGCAGTAGGGGAAATTGCCACTATCAACTTTTTCGTATCTCAGGACACAGGGCCAAACAAGACTTGGGCACCGGCTGGCAGTAATGACACTGCATGCAGACAGGTGTACGACCTTACCGCTATCCCTGATGGTCAATACTACTACAGTGCTACAGCAGTAGACACGGGTGGTCGGGAGTCGGCGGTCTCTCCGAACTATGCCCCTTTAGTATTGCAACGTCTGGCACCCCCGGAAACGGTTCAGGGCTTGCGTTGGGGATAGTTGGCTGGTTTCTGGCTTGGTTAGAGAGGACACGAAAATGGTTGAAACAACGTTGGAAGTCACTTCGGATGAAGATGACCTGAAACGGCGCTTGACTAGCAGGAAGTTCATCACCATGAACGTCTTGCAGTCTACTTGGATAGGGTTATTTCTTCTTGACAAACTTTCTGAGAGTGGGTTGATCGAACTCACTACTGTCACTGTAGGGGCGTATTTCATTGCAAACGCTGCTACACACTTTGCCAAGAAATGATAACCAAATACCTTGGCGCTACTGTTGTAGTTCTGCTGGTTGCGTTGGTGGGTGCCGGTATGCTGTACCGGCATACCGCTGACGCTAAAGCAGTGGCAGAGGCACAGCGAGACGGCTACCTTCAGGCACTGGAATACCAGACTGAGCAAATGAGGGAACGTGACGCTATGCTTGAGCAGCGCGAACAGCAACGGCGGGCCGCTGAACTGGCGGCAAGCCAATGGCGCAAGAAGTGGAAAGAGGCACAACGTAATGATGAAAACTGTGAAAATTGGGCTGATGCTGAGTTGCCTGTTTGTGTTATGGAGTTGTTCACACAATCCGGTTCCAGTAGTCATAAACAATCCACCCCCGCTCACCTATTTGCATTCAACCCCTGAGTGCAAATTTACGGCCACAACACAAGGTGACTTTGTCGAATGGGCACAATGTAACCTCGAACGGTTGCACCAGTGTAACGATGACAAGGCGGCTCTCTTGTTGTGGGCTGAAAGTTTAGGTGAAGTGGACTAACTGGTAAAGTCTCAGGCTCATCCCCTGCATCACGGGTTCAATTCCCGTCTTCACCACCATAACGCAAAAGGCCGGTCATGTGACCGGCCTTTCTGCTATCTCCTGTTGTAAGTTAGTCCTTAGTAGCGCAAACCGGGCCAATCCCTGCTTCAATGCTCTCCGGGGTGGTGAGTTTGCGACCGCACCGGCAACAAGTTCCCTCATGCAGTACCTCAAGGAAACTAGGCAGACGGTCAGCGTTCAGTGCATTGAAGAACCATGCAATAGACTGGGCGCTCTTGGCGGTTGCCTTTATGCCAGACTTGCGGCCATGTGACCAAACCAGCTTGTCACCCCGTACCCGGAATTGACCAAGGTACTGGTAGTCACTGGTGTTGTCTGCCCCTGTCAGGACAGCCACAAAGCGCGGGTAATCACCTTCGGCGTCAGCCGGGGTGGACACTTTGAAGGTGTAGCGGTTGCCAGACTGAGTATTCAGCATGGTAACAGTACCGTGACCGCCAACAAGGTAGTCAACGATAGCAGCCCGGTCTGATAGTGGGCGGCTGTTGGTTTCAGGAAACTCCCTGTCCAGATAGGTAGTCAGTGCGTCACGGTCATCGAAAGAGATAGGGTGAGCGCGGTCACGGGTAGGTGAGAAGTGCAGGTAAGGGCCACTGTTGTCAACCTCTTTACGCAGAATGCCCACTTCCTTGCCGTTGCGTGTGATCTGTTCAGTCATCATGTCAGTTCTCCAGTGTAGTGTGTTGCGGTTAGTCGTTCAGGTTAGAAAAGTTGTTGACGAAAACGTATTCGTTAGAACCGGGTTTCGTCTCGCGGGCGGCAAAAACACCGTCAACGTAGAAGTTATGACGCCATGCACCGTAGCCACCACCATTGCGCATTTGCTTATCCTGTTCAGTGATTTCACCTTCAACCTGTGAAAGGATATTGCGGATTTGGTCGATTGAGTAGGTCATGTCAGTTCTCCAGTTCGGTTAGTCAGTGCAGCCAGTGGAAGATATTATCGGGGAACTGTTCGCGTTTGTCAAGCGTTTTGTGTAATTTTCTTTCGTATACAAAACAAAGGGTTACAGCTGGAGAACTGTAACCCTTTGACCAACTAGGGAAAGAAAATTTCCCTTTTCACCTACACTACTGACATAGTGTTCTTTAAAGCGTCCACTCCCGGCATCGTCTTATCCTCTTAAGCAAGTTAAACAGATTCGTGTCCCTTCACTGTCTTGATCTGAACAGTTTGAGCAAACCGGCTCAAAACAAGTATCACATTCTGACCAGAACCACGTATCAGGATTGTTGGAGATATCCTTGAATATCGGGGTCAACTTGTCGCCGCATTCAGAACAGTGTTGAACAGCGCAAAGTTTATTGGTCATCACACTTTTATCTCTAGGGTGTGGGGCCAGTCGTGTTTGATAAGGCATCGTCTTAACCTACCAGTGCAGTAGAATGAAGTTTCTGGAGCATGGCATCAACGTCACCCGTGGCAATCCAGTCTTTGCGCTCACCATCGGCGTCTACACCTACGAACTTGTCAGATAGCAGAAAAGCCCGCTGTTCTTGGCACTGCTCTACTACTGTTTCAAGACGGCGTTTGGCCTCTTCCAGTTCGCGTTCAAGGTGCTTGATGTAATTCATGTCAGTTCTCCAGTTGGTGAGTGGTTATTATCGGGCAAGGAATCCTGTTTGTCAACCCCTTTCGTCTACCCCCGAAGGGGTAGACCGTGGGTCAGTTTACGCTACGTGGCGGGCCTCGCATTCGTCATGGATCATCTGCTTCCAGCCTGCAACAGTCTGAGGGTAACCAGCCTTTTTGCACTGCTTCTTAAGAGCCGGTTCCAGAAATCCCTTGCTCTGCATGATAGCAACAGGGGTTTCGTTGTGGGCCATCCGGGTGGCGTACTCTTCAACGGTGAAGTTCTTCACCATGAAGTTGACCCAAGTTTTCCAAGGTTTGCTACCATACTTGAAGCGGGCAACGAACATGTCACGAGCAGTGCCACGGCGGGTAGGATGGATGTTGTCTTCATGGCCGTAATATTCAGTGCAGTAGCCTTGGTCACCAGTATACATCAGATACATACCGTCCCAGCGGAAATTCTCTTTGATGAAGTCAGTCATGTCAGTTCTCCAGTTTTGCGGTTGCGGTCTCAACAGACCGTGGAAGAGATTATGAGGCAACAGTTCACCGTTGTCAAGCTTTTTCTGCAATTTTCTTTTCGTACAAAAACAAGGGGTTACACGCAAAAGCCTGTAACCCCCTGAACTGTTAAGGAAAGAAAATTTAACTTTTTTCTGGCACTAGTCCAGTAGTGTTCTCGGGATCGTGAACCAGTGCCGTCCGGCGTTGCGCCAGCTATTCATGCTGCTGTCCCTGTCCGGGTAGTTGTCAGGTGCGACGATGAACACGGCAGAAGTCTTCATAAGAACACTCAAGCAGTTTTTGCAGGGTGGTCTGGTACTAACTACGTAGTAGATTTCGTCAGGGGAAAACCCGTTGCGGGCGGCTTCCATGACGGCGTTGACTTCTGCGTGAACAGCGCGGCAAGTGTTACTACCTCTGACCATAGTGTCAGCGTCATCGGTGTTGCAGGTGCATTCGCCAAGGCAATCAGGTAGGGTGTTTGACCCTGTTCCTAACAGGGTAGCGTGTTTGTCCAACACGATACACTTGACGCTGGCCCGTGGGCATTGGCCTATGTCCTGACCACTGGCCTGTTCAGCATCGATAAGCTGATTTATAATGCCAAAGGCGAACTTGGCTACATCTTCTCTGTTGATTTCGTGTTGCTCTCTTTGTGCTTCCATTATAGTCTCCTGAGACTGTTGTACTACAGATTAAGTGCCTGACGTTTCCTGTCAAACGCCGTTGCTACTCCACCACCCCATTCAGTAAGGTGGATGTTTGGGCCTATTCCTGTAGCGTATTCTTCCAGAATAGCTACAGCCCGTTTTCGTTGTGGCGGCAAAATGTGCCCACTCATAGTATGGTGGTAGTAGACACCCATGTCCACCCCTATTTCAGCCGCCACGTACTGTTGAAGTTTGGTGAACACGGCAACGTCTTGGCAGACAGTTGTAGTGTAGTTGTTTGACCGCATGGACGTACACATATCCAGCTTGCCATGCCGTACCCGGAAGTTGAACCCAAGAGTACAGGGATATTCGCAGTTGGTTTCACCACGTTCCAGCGCTTTGCCTACAAAACGGTCTTTGTCATCCAGAATCATAACACAAGCGCGGCGGGTGGTGCCCTGAGTTTCCTGCAACATCTGGATAGCATAAGGAAGTTGCTCGACAATGCGCGGGCCGTATGCTACACAGATCAAGGGCTTTCCCGGTTGCTGAAAGAGGGTGCCGTAATTTTTGGCTTGCGGGTTGACGTCAAAGAACTCTTCAGGAATAGTAGCCTGTCCGTCGATGATCCAGTTGAACATCAAGGTAGAGAACATCGGGTTGAAGTTGCGGTTCTCGGACTGTAGCTCTATCCTTGTAGGGTCAGTGAGCGCGAAAGTGTGGTTGATAAGTTCCTCGTCTTCAGACAGGAACGCTTGCATCAGGTTAGCGTGATAAATATCATGCCAAAACCCGGTTATTGGTTCTGGAACTATGTGCATAGTGGTCTCCTCAGACTTTTGTGAATACGAATACGTGGTGGGTGGCGCTAGTCTGTTCCCCTGTTTTGGTTAGCGCGCCACTCAAGCTATCGGCCAGCGCTACTACGTCAGAAGGGGTCAAACATGCCCCTGCTTCAGTCATAGCTTCCATTCTCCAGTCAAGCCGGAAATTTGGCTGCTGTTCGATTACAACCAGTTTGCCCCCGGTCTTCAGAAGTGCTACCAGAGTAGTCATAACCGTGTGCTGCTTTTCCTTGCCAAGAACGTGCAGCACTTCACTGACGATAATGGTGTCCAGAGAACTTAACTGGAAGTGGTTGGTGACGTCAGCGAAATCAGCCACTATGATTTCAGTGGACTGGTTGCCAGCCAACCGGGTGCCGGGTGCCTTGTCATACAGGTAGCCGATAGCGTCAGGGCAAGCGTGTAGAGTAGCTTCAAGATACACGCCATCACCACCCCCGAAGTCTAGCACTTTCTTGTCAGAGCCGGGTGAAGTCAGACACGCCACGTACCGTAGCAGATTGGGCATGAATTCTTCAGTGTAGACTGCCAGAGCAGCCCGCAACTTTGAGTATTTGCGCGGGTCAGTGACATAGTTTCGGTCAAGTTGCTGGTTCATCATGCTGAACTCGTAGTCCACAAGCGGGGCAATCTTGACCAGCCGTTCTCCACTAGCAGACAGTTTCAGAGAGTCCCCATCACCGTCCAGCCAGCCGAATTCCTCCCAAATCTTGATGACGTTCTGCAACTTGTGGACAGTGGGGTTGTACTCCCAAATTCGATTGTTGACCCCTGCAAGGATAGCGGGAACAAGCCATGCCGCTTCCAGAATGCCGTACACAGAAGGGCCAATTTCCGATATATATGGCAAACGTACATCAAAGCCGTTTGGTATTGCGTTGTCAGGGTGTTCTTCCCCGACTCGGTAGCCGTCATTTTCCATCTTTTGCCTCCAGAGTAGTGATAACGTTGCTGCAAATCCAGCTATCTAGTGAAGCCGGTGTGTTGTTGCGGTGCATATCATACCGGATGAAAGCTTCGTTGTCCACTGAGGATAGTTCCTGTGGTTTGAAGTGGAACACTTCGCCCTGTTGTGGTAGGCACGAATTGAACATGTGGTAGACATCCTGCATCTTTTCGTGTTCGACATGACCGTACAACTCGGTGCGGGCCTGAACCCCTGCAACATAAGTTTCCAGCCAAAGGTCTTCGTTGGTTGGCACTGACAGGATAGAGACATTTTGCTCTGAGTCTGTGAACGCTTTCCAGTTCTGCCATGGGTGCATTTCGCCACCCCGGTAGACAAGTGAGTAAATAGGGTGAGACAGCCAAGCCCGCTCAAGAACTACTACAGTATCCTTGGCCATGGCAGCGGCGTAGTACAATGCCCCTGTCCTGTAAGTGTGCATGTGTTCTTCAATGGCTTCAGACCAGTAGAGATGAATGTACTCGCCCCCGGTCAACTCGCAAATCCGCTCTGACAGGGTAGTCTTTCCTGAGCCATCCGGCCCGTCAATCAGGATAAGCCCCTTGTACCGGCCAGCGAGTGCCCCCGGCTGAAGGCGGGTAGCGGTACCCGAATCTATCAGGTCATCCAGAACCGGGCCTTGCCAGCCGTCTGGTTTGTTGATTTCCTGTTTCCACCCTCGCCGTTGCTTAGCCGGGTCAAGAACTTTCGTCATATTGGCGGCGTGTACCCTTCTGAAAGCCTCATCAAAATTCCAGCCGTTGCGGTGAGCAGTACCACAAGCAAAGTAGACAAGATCAACAAGGGCATCCAGTTGCTCGTGTTGGTCACCATTGAAAACAGCTTCTTCATATTCGTCAAGTTCCTCATGCAGACAGGTGAGCCGGAATTTCTGTTCATCCGTACCCAGTAAGCGCGGGCCATCGTTGTAGGCCAGCCCGAATTTTTCGTGGAATTCACGTACCAGTTGATAGGGTGTTTTAACTGCCATCACGGTTCTCCAGTATGGTAGTAGTCATGTGGGTGTCACCGTCTTTGTCTTCAACGGTATCGATAGCCAGCCCCATGTAGGCCAGCCCCTTGATAAGTAGTTTGACAGGAACGCTGTCAGGAATGTGCAACACTATCATTTCAGTTCTCCAGTGATTTGGTTGGTTTGGTACCGATACTCAACAGGGTCTTTGCAGCACTGTCTGAGTAGCTTAGCGGCGGCTAACACGCAACCTTTAGGACTATGTGTGGTGCGACCAACACACCCCTTGTCCGGGTTTACGGTTATGTGGGCCAGAAAAGCAGAGTGGGTGACGATTGTCACCCACCCTGAGTACCCGTGAACCGTCATTCGAAAACGACAGTTCATCACATCACGCTGCTTTCTTTTTAGCAGCAGCGGCCTTGCGCTTGGCAGCAGCTTCAGCCTTTTTCTTGGCGGCTTCGGCCTTCTTCTGTTCAGCGGCCTTGCGCTTGGCTTCAGCAGCAGCTTCCTTTGCGGCCTTTTCCTTGGCAATCCAGAAATCCTTGTGCGGGCCTTTCTTGGCGAGTGCCATGTGACCTTCAGCCCAATCCTTGTGATCCTGGGAACCAACAGCGGCCAGACTTGCGTCAATCTCACCAGCTACGAACAGTTCACGGCGGTACTTCGTGCAGTGCTTCTTGTCGGCAGCGGATTCCGGCATTGTGTCGGCAACCTGATCCAGAATTTGCTGGTCAGTCTTCTTGGCCTTGATCAGTTTGCAGATCAGTTCCTTTGCAGTACCTTCTTTCTTCGGCATAACTTTTGCTCCAGTCGATGCGATGAAGTTGAACAGTTCAACCGTATCGCAGTTTACAATGGTGCCAGCCGGAATGTCTCCCAAATCAGCGTACAGCCTGATAGAAATAGTTCCTTCGGCGGGAAGGGTTGCGGCATCATCAGCACCGCCCAACAGATCATCGTTTGTATCAGTCATGGTGGTTCTCCAGTTTTCAGTTTAAGTCAAAGTGACACTGTCGTATTATACCGACCTTTTCGGGTTTGTCAAGCGACTTGACGCATTTTCTTCTGTCGCTGTAACCTGTAGTTTTGTAAAGCAGTTTTGAAGTCACGTTGCTTTCTACTCTTAAGAGTTAATCTGGAGAGCATGGCTTCCTCTACCGTGTCTTCCATGACAAGGTGATGTATCCGGGTTGGGGCAATGGCACCCTGACGCGCCAAACGCTGACAGAACTGTATATACAGTTCCAAATCCCAAAGGTGGTCAAACCAGCAGATGTCACCCCCGGCAAACTGCATATTCAGAGAGTGTGACATTGACTTGGGTTGACCTAGTAGTTCGTGCAACTGCTTGGCGTTCCACATATCCTCAATTTTCACCCCCTGCTTAGGGGATACGCCACTACCTATGTAGAGTGGTTTGCGCTTGTACCGCTTCTTGATAGCGGCTTCCAACCGGACACGGGTATGGTGAAAGGTGTAAGCAATCAGTAAAGGTTTGCCCTGCAACTCGTCTATCAGGTCAAACAACCCTTCAATTTTCGCGTCGTGGATTTCATGCCATTTACGGTCTTTTGTGGCTGGCGGGTGCAACTTCTCTTCATCGGTGAGGGGGTGATACATGGCCCCTGAGCAGACTTGTCTGCAAGCGCCAGACGCTACCGCTGTATTCTTCAGTTCCAGTGCATGTTTATCGATGTAAGCAAACAAGTCTTCCTCAAAGCCGTCATAGATTTTGCGGGCCTTCGGTGGTAGTATCAGCTTGCGCACTGGGAAGGTCACTTCAGGTATTGACAGGTGGTCTTTGGCTTCCATTACAAGAGACATGTGAGACGCACGTTTGTAAATACGTTGTTCGGCCTCTTCATCATTAATGCGCCACTCATACCCTCTGAAACCGGCTTTGTGGAAATATTGGTGTCGGTAGTGAGTGACTTTGCCTCCAAACTCTTGGCCCCTATCCACTATCAGATACTGACCCCACAAGTCCATTAGGCTGTTCGGGCAGGGTGTACCGTTGAGTATCATACGGCGCATGAACTTGTACAGCTTCTTTGACAATATCCCTAAGTTCTTGCTCTTGGGGTTGCGGAATTTGCCAGATTCGTCTACCACAAGCATCTGAAAGGGCCATGTACGTTTACCCTTCAGCGCAACCGTAAACAGCCACTTTAACCCCTCTGGATTTATGACGTAGATGTCAGCCGGTTGTGTCAGTTGCCACCCCTTGCTACTGCCATGCAATGTCCTGACCTTCATGTGGTGAGAGAACCACCACTTTTTCGGCTCTTTGGGCCATGTAGAGTAACACGCTCGAAGTGGGGCAACCACCAACAGGGATTTGACTTTTTTCTGCTTCTGGAGACGGCGCAGAATCCACAATACTATGACTGTCTTACCAAGACCGGGGTCAAGGAAAAGCGCTAAGTATAGTTTCCTCAACCCCTCTGCTATGGCAGTCACTTGGTACTGGTGCGGAAAGAAGTGTTTCGGCATACATCAACTCCAACTGTAGTATATCGTAAGCATCATGAAAGTTATCACACCAGTAGACATGGTGCCCTGACTTCCTCATTTCACTATGTCTGTAGTACTGACCGGGTGTTGGCTCTTCACCGGGCGCTTTGAACTCAATCCAGAATACTATCTGAGTACCTCTGATGAAATTCATCCTGTCAGGCCAGTTCACCCACCCTTGTATTTCGCATTTCAGCGCTTGCACTCCTGCTACAGCAGCGTGGAGTACATAATCATCTTCAATGGTAGCTTCTAGCATTTGTGAACAAGCCAACCCACCCACCACCATTTCAACTCTTCATTCTCTGTGTCGAACGCTGGCCCTACCAGAGCAGCGCCGTTAGGGTTGTGGTCGATTTGGTTACCAAGACAGGTTACGAAGTGTGGTACCCCTGTTGTGCTATTGCCTAGAAGAGTGTAGCGGTTGCCTTTTGAATAGGCGGCACCGTGTTCAAGGATTTGCTCAAGGGTTAGTTCCCCTGAGAAGGGAACTTCCACAAACGCTAGTCCTTTAGTGGCAAGAAAGTCATTGATGAAAGTGTGCCCTGCATCGTCATCTACATAACCGTCTTCAAACGGGTGCGGGAAGTCTTCCGGGCGCATGTCTAACATACAGGCCAGCACTGTCCTGAAGCAGTCACCGTACCGGCCATTCTCCGGGTCATGCGCAATAAGTTGATCGTAGTATTTCATTCTTTCTCCCCTTCTATAGTAGTAGTCACAGACCAGTTATAGCCACAAACACATTTTGTATCCCACCATTCAACACCGTCAGTGCAAAGCCGAATTTTATCTTGGCATTTTGGGCAAACCACTTCTATGATAGTGCCAGCGTCATTTGTGCCAGCGTACTCAAAATCTCGTACAGTGATTTTACTCATTTCCTGTACCTCTGCCCAACCCACCCTTCAGACTCCACTGGTAGCCCGTGTGCCCATGGCGGGAGATAGCACAACAGCGCTTCAAGTTCTTCCAGTGTACCAAAACCGTCTTCATCTTCAGTCACAACTTCATCGTGAACCGACATTATCAAGGTATACAGCATGACGTCAAGGAAGAGCATTCCCAATACCATCAAATCCCGGCTACCGGCCTGTGTGATATTTTCTGCCCACTTCCCGCCATAAGTGTCTAGTACTGTCCACTTGTGCGTATAACTGTCGAAACCTTCATACTCAACCTTCAGTTCATCCTTGTCATAACGTGTAGAAACTGCCACCCTTGCATGTGGATAGTAGAGTTTGTGGCCTGACGGCAACACGCAAATCAGGAACTTCACTTTCCCTATCATCTTAGGGTAGAACACAACCTTGGTGAACTTGGTCACTACCTCTACAGTCATATTCTGCTTCAGCGCTCGAATAGCGGCCTGTTCAGTCTGTTTCCAGAACTCAGGTACAAGAGGGAAGCGTTTTCTGTAGCGCTTGATAACTCGTTCGGCTTCCTTGCTACTGATTTTGATACCAGCCTGTTCGTCAACCCGTTTACGGAACTTGACAGCCCACATACCGTAGCCAGCGCCAAGTATGGTTTCCTTGCCAAGCGGCCTTTCCTTGGATTCCTTGGTCAAGTCCTTGTACGGAACACCGTAGATGTCACTTGCCATATCAAGGTAGATGTCTTCACCACGTCTGAAAATCCCCAAAGCGCGGTCATCCCCGGCAATCCAGAGTAGGAAGCGGGCTTCAATGGCTGCATAGTCAGCGCTCTTGAAGTGGTCACCGAAAAGCGGGGTGATGACTGCCCGTATCAGGGAAGTGAGAATATCCATTGCTGTGACTAGTCTGTCAGGTTTGGATAGCTTCTCTGCATAAGCTTCCAGCGCGGCAATGTCGCGGCGTTTGACCATAGTCAACAGGGTTTCAACGTCTGCCCCTTTAGGTAGAACCGGGCGCGGCAAGTTCTGGATTTGAATCCCCCGGCCACCGTACCGGCCTGTTCTGGCCTTGTGGTAGTTCAGCAGTTCATGTATCCTGTGGGTGACAGGGTCAATCATCTCCAGCATTGTCTTGTACTTGCTGGTAGACGTTGAGCCAGCTATCTTATACAGCAACAGCATACGCTTGACCTTCTCAGGAAGGTCTTTCTTACGCATCCACAATTTGATTGTGGAACCCTGCATGTTAGGTAGGATGTAACCTTGATCGGCCAACCACTCTTTGACCTTGGCCCGTTGTGTACACTTCTGGAAGGCACCCCCTGACAGAGTAGAAGCTTCAGCGTTGTACTTTTCCTTGACCTTGTCAGATAGTTCTACCATGGCCCGCACAGCGGTGCGGTCAACATGGATTCCCCGCCAGTTTATCTCATCAGTCATCCATGCAATGAGTTGTTCAAACACTGGCAGGTCAGGGAGAGTGTTGTCAAGGTCTACAGTAGCAGCGGTGTCTTGTACGCAGTAGTAACAGAAATCTTTCCATTCAGCCGGGTGAGTGTGTTTGTTGTTATACTTCCCTTTGCGCTTGCCCCGTGACACCGGCATACTGAACAACTGAATCAGCGCTTTGCCCTTGGGGTCTTTCTTATGCTTCACCCTCATAACCTGAGTGGCAGTGTTCAGGTCTGACGCTATCGCCATGTGTTTGCACTTGTCAGCAGTATCCAGCATGTTGCGCGGGCTGAGTATGCGCGGCCATTTCAGTTTCTTGACTCCTACGTTGTTCCAGATACAGAACTCGAAGAAACTGTTGTGAGCGTTGATAAAATGCCCTGCTCTGATAGCGTCAAACACTTCCTTAGGCGGCTTGCCTTCCCCGGCCACCCACAATTTAGTGTCTTCCGGGTTGCCGGTCATGCAGTATGACATCATCAAGATACGGCAAGAGGGGTGACGGCTATAGGCAAATGCCCCTACGTCTGTAACGTCAACGTCACAGGCAGTCTCAAAGTCAATGGTGAACCGGGGCGTGTCTGCTAGACGTGCCTTGGCATCCAGCAACCGTTTCTTCAGACGGTTTCTTGCTATCCTGATAGCGCGGTCGTGTTTCATAGCATTCTGTCTTTACGCATGGATTCCAGCAGTTCGGTCAACTCTGTAGTTATCTCGTTGACCTTGTCCTTGGCCCGTTCAAGGTTCTTCAGGTCACGGGGCGTACAAACATGTGGCTGAATTTCCAGCAGTTGCCGCTGCAAGAAGTTCATACGGGTCAGCGCTTGCATTCTCAATTTTTCGGCTTCCACTTCTCTCATAGTATAAAACTCCTGATACAGTTGATTTGAGCAGTGCATCGTAGTACCTTTTGTTGTAGACTGCATCATTATACGGCAAAATGCCGGGGTGTCAACCCGGCATTGTGCGTCCATTTACGGTCAGTGTCACCCCCGTCTAGTGGTCTCCTCAAACTCTTCATCCTTGGTCATCGGCGGTTGTTCTTCCATCGGCCAGTCATTCATGTATAGTCTGTTGAATTCTTCAGTACTTTGTGGTGGTTTGTGGTACTCTTCAGGTAGGTCATCCCATGGACTAGCACCACGTAGACCAGTCCGGCGCTCGTACTCGGTGTTCATCATTTTGTGGCGGTTTGCAGCACCGTTCATAATGTCACGCTGTCTCATCCATGGGGTTATGATGTGGTCAGAAACGAACTCCCCGACTACGTAGACCACTGCCAGAACCATCATGAACACTCCGAAGAAAATCAAGTTGTCTAAGAAAGCTTCCATTGTGTTACCCTCCAAAAGTTAAGGGGCCATCCTTGGCCCCTATCAGGTTAGGCTACGTGAGCCAGTTCGTTGACAAAGTCAGACTGAATCTGAGTTTTGTGGTTGATCGTGTCCATGGACACCCCGGCTTCACTTTGCGGCTTGACCGCTTCAGTGCAAGCGTTGAGCAACCGCCATGCAGTGAAACCCTGTTCGGCGTGTTCTTCATAGGAAGGTCTGTCCCACTCCTGAACAGCGCGGGCCATCTGACCGCCAGCCAGTCCACCCCGACGAAGCAACTCAACCAGTGCAGCGTCACCGTCTTTCTGCTTCATCTGGAAGTTGCGAAGACCGTCAAAAGTCAACTGTTGCTTCTCAGCGGCTTCAGGAATCTGACTTACAGCGGTGTCAACCAGTGACGGCAAGCGGGTCAGAATGTTGGTAGTCTGCTTGGTAGAGAACACCCCAAGGTTGCCGTGGAAGCAAAGGTTAGAGCAGCACATAACGTTGCTGCCCAAAGCTATGGCCCGTGGAACAGAGTAGTCATGGGCACCACGAAGACCAAGGAAGATAGACCAATCATCGTCACGAATCAGGTCACCAGACTTGGCACCGATTTCCATCATGCCAAACATGCGGTTGTGGTTCTCAGCAATCGCAAACTCTTCATGGATAATCTCAAGTCCGTGGCTGCTCAGAGAGTGGTCAACCATCTCAATGAAGTCCACGAAAGGTACCGGGCGGTGACGGTTGCCCAAAGGGGCAGGAGTGTCAAGGTGGCCCATCTGCTTGCGGGTCATGATTACATCGTTGCGTGCATCGTACATTAATTTGCTCATGTCGTTCTCCAGTTTTAGTAGGTTGCGGTCTCTCTTGACCGTGATTCAAATTGTAACAGAAGTTTCGTGAATGTCAAGCTTTTTCGTCTACCCCCGAAGGGGTAGACTGAAAGCCCGTTTAGATAGTTACCGCCAGTTCAAACCCTTCAGCGTTGATTTCAGCGGCCACTTCCTTGGCACCTTCCAGCGTGTTATCACTGTAGTGGAGACGGAAGTCAGAACCGGCCTTCAGATGTTCTACGCTAGTAGTGATTACGTAAACCCGATGGGCCAAAACAGGCTCAGGATAGGTACCAGCGGCGATTGAGTTTTCGATTCTTTCGATGGCGGTTGAATTTCTCATGTCAGTTCTCCAGTTTTTGCGGTTGCGGTCTCAAGACCGTGGAGAAGAGTATGAGGGAACAGTTTACACTTGTCAAGCATTTTCTTTCCTTACACAAACAGGGGGTTACACGCAAAAGCCCGTAACCCCCTGTTCCTCTAACGAAAGAAAATTTGAATTTTTTCTCACACTACTCTGTTAGCCTAACGGAATGCCGTGTTTGGTCTTGAAGGCGTCAAAAATCATCCACATGAGTTGATCCGCAAAGTGGTGACCAAGACCAAACAGGAAACCGATAATGACTAGCATTACAGCGTAAGCCCAAAGGGGTTGGTTGTTTGGTAAGTTGCTCATAGCGCCGGGTCTTTGTATGGATTGGAAATCACTTCGTACCAGTCATCACAGTAGAAACAACTGGAACAGAGTTTGTTGTTGCAGTCAAGCTTGTGGGTTAGCCACGGGTCAATGAAGGTTTGCAGCGCTTCAGCCGGAATGGAAAACCGCTGCTTATGCTCAGACAGTTCGTCTTTCTCTGAGTAGATTGTTTCCAAAGGCTTCCATAGGCCAAGCAAGTTTCCAGTGTAATCCCGCCGTAAATAGGATTCAGCCACCATTTTGATGTACGGGGTCTTGGCAGTCCGGCCTGTCACCTTGAAGTTGTGAATGCCTCTGTTCTCATAGTGCCGTAGCCATTGCGGTAGGACAAAGCCGGTTCGCAGCCAGTCAGCCGGGTTGTGGCCCCTGCTAGACATGCACTTACCCATCGGGTAGTTTTGTATCAGCTTGGCGTCTTTCTTGGTCACGTTTTCGGAATGGCACTGGTAACAGCTATCCCTGTAGATGCAATGCGCCATGTTCGGCGTGTCACCTACTCCTGTAGTGTTTGCGCAGAACTCATTCACCATGACCTCATACTCCATGCCAAGCGCTTCACAGGCAACAGCGAAGTATTGCAGTTTGGTGAAATCCCGATTGTAGAGAATATTCCCGACAACTTTGTCTACACGGGGGTCAAGTTCCTTGTAGGCTGCTAGTTGC